ATTTCGTTAGCAGGTTGCGTAGTTATTTTCCAAGCCATGTTCAAATTTTTAAAGAGGGATGGATATTGCTACCCATCCCATTTTTTATTTACTAGGTCAACTTATTAGCTAGGTGCTTAATAGCAGCAGCTTGTAATAATTTACCGTCATATCTCGCGTACAACAAGAATCCTAATTCCATTTCATCCATGAATCTTTCACGCAATGGCACTAGTACATTGTTTGAAACTTGACGAATAATATATTTAGACCAATCACCAAAATAAACAATCTTTGCAGCAGTTGCCTGTGTTCCTGTCAAATCGTTGTTTATGTAAAAATTGTAACCCAATAATTTATCAGGAATACCATCTCTTAATGATGGCTGAAATAAGGTTGTGTTACTATTGTCTAAATTTAGTTTTCTTACCGCACTCAAAATAGTATCGTGCATCATAAATGCAGCCGATGGAGCATTTCTGTAAGCAATATCAACTGAATGAATAAGGTCAACTAGGTTGGATGCAGTGAAAGCCGTTTGACTTGCAGATACAGCACCTTGCGTAGTGTTAGCAGAAAAACCTGTAGGTTTACCAGAACCATCACCCGAAGTGAACGCTGCGTTCAAACCTCTGCCTAAACGCTCACCTAACATGATTGGTAATTCTGTGTTCAATAGACCAAACTCATCATTAGCCCATTCTACAGATACTTTTACCAATGTGTTAATCACGTGTGCGGCAAATGTTTCACGAGTAAATGTCATATCCTGTACAGTAACCGCACCTCCTTCTGTGTGCCATGAACCAGTAGTTCCCGTATCATTTACTTTAGGGTAGTACAAAGTACCTGCCTGCGGAGTAGAAATAATTCGAGCTACCTGTAACATTGGGCCATAATAAGCCATAGTTCTTTCAAGCTCATTCGAGAATTGGTAAGGAATAACATAACCGCCAGCTAAACCACTTTCAGAAGTAGTGATAGTTGCAGTACCTCTCATTTCCGTTAACAACGCCCTATCTTTGCTAGATAGTTCTCTTTTGGCAATGGCTTTAATAAACGCTGCCTGATATTCAGGAGACTTTACAATCTCTCTTTTATCAGTTGGCAAAGCTGCAATAGTTTGCTCCGCTGCAGAATTACTTCTTTCTTCGGCATCAATTTCATTCCATCTTTCGAGGCGTGAAATTTGTTCCGTATAATTTTTAAAGTTAGCATCAGCAGCGTCCCATTGTGCCAATTCCTCGGCATTCATTAAACGACCTTCTGCAGATGCTCTCTTTTGCAAGTCCTCCATTATGGCGTAATCGGAAGCCCGCTTTTCTCTTAGCAATTTAGAGTTCATTATTTTGTTTTTAAATTAAGTAAGTGCAGGGCGTTCCTGCGTAATTCGTTTTTAATATTAATCTCTGATTTAACAGATATATCAATCACTTTTAGCAAATCTTTGTCTATTTCCTTTGTAGCGTCGTAGCTTCTTTTAGCTACCATTGTATCAGGATTAGCTGGATAGGTTACTGGACTAACATCGTACACTTTTTTAATTGAGCGTATAACTCTTTTAGGTTTACTACCCATTCTTTCCTGCCAGTCCTCTGCCTCTACAGTAAATGCGAAACTACTTTGGTACACATCACCACGCTTTACCATTTCAAGTAAATCATTACCTAATGTAGTGTTTGGTGCATCAAATTCATATTCCATCGCATCACTTGTAATATTTAGCTTTAATGTTCCGGACGATGTTCTTGCTAATACCATATTCATATCATGATTAAACAAGGCTACAACATCATTTAAATCAGAATCCTTTAAAGCTTCAGCCGACATTTCTTCGTCGTACCAACCCATGTCATAAGAAGAGTTAAATACAGTGGCAGTACCAAAGATGGTGCGGCTTTCCGGTTTAGCCCTTAGTTCAAAATTTATGCTTCTTTTTTCCATATATTTTAATCGTTAGTATCGTTACTATCGTCGTTTATATCTAACTTATCTTCGTCTTTCTCATGTGCCATCCCTTCTTTAGATGGCTCTATTTTTATATTAGATGCTAATGGTAACTCATAGCTATCTCCACCATCATAGGGATTCATATTTTCCTTTATCCGGATCTCGTTTGGAGACATTGCAAGTACATTTCTCATAGTAGTATAATAAGAAGATCTCGCAGCTATATCACCACGAAGTAATCCATCAAGATTAAATCGCGTTGTAAACTTTTCCTTTTCAACTTCAAAAAATATCTTTTTATTAAATTCTGCCTCTATGGTTTCGCAAAGAGGCATGATAGTATAGTTCACAAACATCTGGCTCAACTGTTCCATGTTGCCAAAAGTTGCTTTATCCATATCTTCCAAAAGAACACCCGGAACACCCGTTATTCTTGCTATATCTGAAATGGTAGCTTTCTTTGTTTCGTTAAATGCTGCATCGGAAGGATTTAAACCAACTTTCTGAAAATCCATTCCCTCTTCTAAAATAGCAGTGCCACCAGCATTTTGACTTCCACCAAAAGCACGATTAAAACTACTTTTTAGTCTATCATAAGCCTCATTAGTTAATCTGCCAGGATGCTTTAAAACACCGTTAAGATGGGCACCGTTTTTGTAAAAGTTAGCACCGTAGTTTCTGTTGGCTAATGCTAGCCCAAAATTGTCACGGTGAACGTCTGGCACTAACAACGCCTTAACGCCATCCCATGCAAGATTGGGAATGTAGATAATATTCTCCCCTCTGTATGTTTTATTATTTTCCTTATTCTTAAATACAAGTTCATTCCTACTATTATATCCTATCTCCATTTTGGTAGGATTAAGAATAGTAAGACTGTTTATTCTTGTAGTTATGCTATTTCTATTAATGGCTGCGTAAAATGCACCATGCGCTAAATAGTGCAGCACCATCGTTTTATAAAACGTGTGCGAAGTGTATAACTCCGATGGTTCTCTCGATACTACTTTGTAGTTAGGATGATCCTTTGCAATTCTTATCCCTCCATTATCTTGTTTCTCAATAATATCAAAAGGAATAGAAGCAATAACGCCTCCGAGTATTTGGGTAGCTCTGTAAAAAGCAGGAAGCCCTATAATTGCGTATTCATCGACCGCAACACCGGCAGCACTACCACGCTGAAATAATGCACCTAAAGTGTCTCCGTTTATAGGTGTAGATGGATTTTCTAACGAACCTCGCTTGTTAGAAAAAAAAGACCGCATGGTATCAAATATTGCCATGCGGTAAAAATAAACAAAATCAGTATGAATGAAACATCTTACAGTAACACGTTAAACGAACCTAATGTCCATGTATGCCTTTTTAGCTTTTCTAAAACTATTGTAGGTGCTATATTTCTCATTAAGTCCTAACTCTCCTCTTTCCTCCTCTAACTTTTGCCATGCTTCTTCATGTTTAGAGCATTCGCCAACAAGTTGGTAAAATCTTGTAAAATAACCATCATTAGAATTAATAGTCCTAACTTGTTGGGCATAATCTTGTTTTCTCATTAATATCTCCATAATTGACATTTTTAACTTTTCAATTAGGTACATTTCTATAACATCAATAGACCTTTTTCGCGTTCTCCAGATGTGTAAATGGTTGGTCTATCTTCTACCATAATTTGTGCGTATGCCATAACCATTGCAACGGGACCATCTACCTTTTCTGTCGACTTCGCTTTATCTATCTTTATGTTTCCTGCTGGGTCAAATCTAAGCATTACATTTGTCATCATCCATTCCATTACTGGATTTCCATCGTGTGTTATCTCATTAGATAAAAACATCTTTTCTATTTCTTTTGTTGGCGCAGACATCGAAATAAAACCCTGACCAAAAGGTTTCATGTTGGCTCCATCATTTGTAAGCTGTATAACCAACTGTGAAGCGTTCCACCTGTCAAAAGCAATACACTCTATTTTATACTTTGCCGTTAACTCAATAACTTTAGCTTTTATAAAATCGTAATCGGTTACGTTACCATCTGTCATGATAATATCGCCATCCTGCGCCCATTGGACATAAGGCACTCCATCGGAAAGAGATCTCTCCCTAACGTTATCCTCTGGACAAAAGAAATAGGATTTTATATGTGGTTTATCAAGTCCTGCCTGCACGGGAAAACATAGCACTAAAGCAGCAATGTCACGAGTGGAGGCAAGGTCTAATCCAGCAAAGCATTTTTTATTATAAAGTAAATCATCATCTACTTTTAGCCTTGTTTGCTCGATGTAATTATTAGAAATCCAAACACTGGATGTAGTTGTCCAAACGTTTAGATTCTTTGTCATGAATTGTATTTGCTTTGCGGCTCCTTCGTTCAATGCCTTTTGAAATTGGTCATCCATGTAACTAATGTACGGAGTGATGCCAAGATTAGGATTAGATTTTGTCCAGTTCTTTTTATCCTGCCAATCGTCGCCTTCATCAAGGCAAAATAGCAAAGGAAATACACTATTATCCACTTTTCTTTTTTCCAAAATATCAACCATTACTTTCCGGAATTGGTAGCATGGTGATTCACGATTAAATCCAGCCGTAGTGGTAATAAGGAGTAAAGGCTGTGAACGCGAACCCATACCTGTTTCCATTACCTCCAAAACGTCACTAGTTTTATGCGAATGGTATTCGTCAATACCTGCATAATGTGGATTTAAACCGTCTAATGTATCTGCCTCCGATGCAACTGCTTCAAATTTACTATTAGTGGATGGTACGTTACAATTATACTTTAAAACATTGACTAACTTGTTAAATGTCCTTGAATCTGCCTTTAGTGATTTAAGCATGACCTTTGCCGTATCAAATGCAATGCGAGCCTGATCGCGCGTAGTTGCAGCCGTATAAACTTCCGCTCCAGTTTCATTGTCACATAGAAAACAATACACAGCAATGGCAGCCGCTAACTCCGTTTTACCGTTCTTTCTTGCTATTTCAAGATAAGCCTTTCTAAATCGCCTACCTCCTTCTTTTCTTTGCCACCCAAACAAGACTTTAATAAAAAACTCTTGAAATGGTTGGATATTAAACCTTTGACCTGCAAATTCGCCTTTAGTATGCCGTAAAGCAGAAATAAATCCAAAAGCCCTATTTGCGTGAGCTTCGGAGTAAACATATTCCCACTTCTTATTTTTTAAATCATTCAGATGCCGTTCAACTGCTAGCCTCGCATAACTGCCTATTAATAAATTCCCCGAAACAACATCCTTAATAAATTTCATTTATCTTTTTTACTTTTTACCGTTAAGCCAAAAATACTATTTAGCAAAACTGCAAAAGCCATTAAACCCCATGCCTCGACGTAATCAATGTAAGGCAGATTAAAAATATTTGGTATTAACCAATTCCACATAAAATAGACTGGGACTGAAATAAATGCCAGTGCGAAGGCAGATGCTAAGATAGAAATGGCAATTTCTTTAATTTCTTCCATAATTTAGTTCATTTTAAGAAGTTTGGCAATTTCATCCTCTTCATCACCGTTGCCATCTTGAAAATATTCTAAAGTTAACCGTGACTTCGGATCTAGCCCTAAAGTTTTAGATAATTCAAGAAATAACTCAAAACCCTGCTTAAATGCAGTCCATTCTGCACTTACCTGCCTTGCACCGTTAGGATGCACCATAACTGCACCATCTTTGCTCAATATATCAGCATTATGCAATAAATGACCAATAGCACGCGCTGCAACTGAAAGGTAAATTTCATCAACTTGCTTTCCTGCTTTGTGAATGTGTAGGTGTTCACGGATACGATTATAAATTCTTTTTTCGCCTTCGTCCAATTTAAACATTGGTTCTCCGATTTCACCCGGAGTAAATGTTTTAACTCTGGATTTTTCCAAGGTGCCTTGAAGTAGTTTTGTTTTTATGCTCTTTTGTGCCATTTTACGACTGTTTTATGATTTTGAATTAAACCCCCCTTTATAGGTTGCGTTGATGTGCTCTGTTC